GGGAATCTTTTCCATGTTCCAGCAAGGCAAATTATAATCAACACTGTTTTTAACCACAGCTAAAGCATTTCCGTTACCAATAAAAGGCTTAACTCTCTCTGCGAACTTTCTTTGGGTTACAGATACTAAATCTGCGTTGTTGTAAATAGCCTTTGTAAGCTCATCTAGCTTATGGTTTTTATACAAGTCTTCTAACCTATGTCCCTCATAAAGGTCTGTTAGAAGGTCATCAGTGTCGTAATGAAAGAACTTATTCATCTCCTTGGTCTTCTGCACAAGTTCAACCATGTATCTCGCACCAAAATTAGAGATATTCTGCGTAAAGACGATATCCGCCTTCTTCATGTTATCTGATACCTCCATCCCTTCTACGGGCTGTTTTGTTTTTTCATCCCACTGTAAGGGATTTAGCTCAAAAATAACTTCGACCTTATCGGGGAATTTTTGAGCTAGTTTTTGCATAGGCATAATGATGCGATAATAGCTACACCCTCCATGATTAGCGGGAACTGCTAAGATCTTAAGCCTATCGTCATCACTAAAAAATTTCTGTTCTTCCATGTTTTAAAAAAATAGCCCCCTGAGGGTTCCCAGAGGGCATAAAAATTTACAATATTAAAAGTTAGTTATTCGCCCAATCCTTTCAGATGTGCGAGATAATCTTCCTCACCCTCAGAGGTTTCTACAGGGCTAGAAGTTTCAGCCTTTTTAGCCTGCTCTACAATATCATCTCCCGTGATTTGCTGAGCTAATGCCTTCAAATCTTCGTATGACGCTACTTTAATCAGTCCATGAATATCATGAAGCTCGTCCATCCAAGTTGCTACTTCAGCAGGAGTACCCGCTTCAGTTTTTACCGGCTTCGGAGCTGATTTATCGTAATTTGGCCATTGTCCCGATTTATCTTTAAAAATCTTAAAGTCGTTTCCCGTCTTAAGGTCTGTAATATCCCCGTAATCATCATCAAAGAAGCAATCCAAAATCTTACCAAAGAGTTTTACTCCCATAGAAAGAATTTTAACTTCTCCAGTTTCTTTCTGAACAGCATTCAGGTAAAAACGCTTACGTGCCTTGATTTCTCGGGCAATGGCGATGTTACCTTCCTCTTTCGTGTTCCAAAGCCTGAAACTTAGGTCACAAACAGGACACTCGCCTCCTTGAACCCGAGGGCAGTGATAATTGCGGTCATTAATGCGGTGAATTCCAGTTTCTGCGTAAAATTCCTTTTCAGGATCTTTAGACGGAAGAATTCGAACCAAAGTGGCTCCTTCTTCAGTCATCAGAAACTTCTTAAGAAACTCAGCATTGTCCCCTCCGGGAACTTTATTAATCTGGTTGTACTTTTTTCTTAGTTCGTCGATGTTTACCATTTTCTTTTTTGTTGTTTTTTAGTTTGCTAGTTAATTCTAGTCTGTATATTAAAGTTCATGCAGCTTGGTTTCTGCACGTTTATTTGCGGAAATTTGTACAAGCATACTTTGCTGGTGGTTTAGAGCGTCTACAATGTTTTTAGCGAGATTATATTTATTCTCTGCGTTTAAAAGGTCTGCTCTCATATCCACTAATTCGGGGACTGAGAGAATGTAGGAGTTCAAGGCTCCTTGAGTGGGTTTTGGACCTGCCTCGGTCATTTCCTTTCTACGTCGCTCCATAAAAACAGCTTCTGAACCTTCCAATTGAAGAGCTTTTAGGTCTTTAATCTTCTTGGCGTAAGACTGAACGGATGCGAAATATGCATAGGTTGAGGAGTGCTTTATTAAGGCTTCTCCTAAGCGAGACTCATCTAAGCCTAAGTACTGCTTTGAAATTTCCATGTACTTATCTTCTAGGTCTTCATACGTTTGTTTAATGTCGTTACTCGTCATGGTCAAAAATAAATGCAAATAGTTCCGGGTTTAAGCCCCATAACAATTGCATAATGTTAGAGGTTATATGTGTTATAAATTCATTGCCGATTGTGGGCATTTCGTCATCGTCTCCAAGACCAAACAGGTCAAAGTATACGTGAAGTATCTCATGTAGCAAAGTTCCTCTGTAATCCGTAATATTTTGGTTAGGGTCAACAGTAATTTGATTCTTTCCAAATTCTACGCACCCATAAAGACTGTCTTTCTCTAGAGATTTCTGTACGATTTTAAAAGTTTTAAATCCTACATTTAAAACTAAAGGGTGTTTTGGTAATGTTACTTTAGGCGGCATCTTGGGCTATTTGTATTTGGCTGATGGTAAGCATATCATAATTAATACTCATAGGAACAATAAATCTTGCTTGTCCATTTCGAGACTTAATAATATATGCTCTGGCTTCTCCATTATCAAACTCTTGCTCGGTTTGATTTATAGAAAAGACTAAATCACAAACTCGTGTCTTTCCGTAGGAGTCTGCAAGTTCAGTATCTGTAATTAAGGTTACTCTTTTACCTTCCCTATTCGTTTGAGTTGCGGTCCAGACAAGACATTCATTCTCAATAGCAAGACCTCGTAGTTCCTGAGCTAGGCGTTCCTGTGCTTGGTATTCCGCGAGGGTAGAATCTGTCATAAGTAATTCCAAATAGTCTATAAGTACAATATCAGGGGTAAAGTCCTCATAATTTTTTAATTGTACAAGGAAAGCTCTTATGGTATTAATATCCGCTCTCTTCGTAGGGAATTCTTTAATTCTTAATCGTCCTATTTGTTCCCCAGAAGATGAGGATGTTTCTGATATCTTATTAAGCCTACCTTTTAGGGATTCAACCTTATCTTTCAGCTCATTCTGCTTAATTCTAGTAATAATACTATCCAGTCTTTGTGCTACTCGGTCTTCGGACATCTCTAAAGAGATATATAGAACATTTTTCCCGTCAAAACAAGACCTTACCGCTTGATTAGCAAGATACAAAGATTTTCCAACTCCAGGAGGTGCTACGACCATGGCAAGTTCTTTTGCGGCTAATCCTCCCTCCAATGCTTGATTTAAAGATGGGAGAATAGTTCTGTACTTGGCAATTCTAGTTTCCTTCTTTGTCCTATCCCATCTATCGTCTAAAGAATTAAAGTAATCCAATCCTAAGTCTACGTCTCTTGAAACCGTAAGTGCTCCTCGCATTACATTTTCAATATCAGAAAACTTTTTCTTTTTCATTAGATTAATAGATTCTAAAAGTGCTTCCTGTACGGCTTGCTCTTTAGCGAAACTCTCTACTAAGTCCAGTAAGTAATCTTCGTTAGATAAAGAGGTTTTGTCTAACTGGTTAATCCGTCCCATTTCTTCTTTATAGTCAGAGAAAAGTTCGCTTGGGGACATAACCTTTTTAACCTCTTCCAATACGAAATCATCAGCAGGAAGCTTTTGATACTTCTTGTAATAATCAATAATTACAGTAAAGAATTTCTGGTGAGAGGGATATTCAAAATACTCAGGCTTAACCATAGGCATTGCCTGGATTAAGAAGTTTTTGTCCGATTTGGACAAGTAGATGATACCGCGTTGAATATCGTCTGCTAGATCGTACTGAGTAGAAGTCATCCTACTATTAAAGGAGTCCTCGGCTCAAAAATTTACCACTTTCCTGTAGAACCAAAACCACCTTCCCCTCTATCCGTATCATCTTCAAAGAATTCCTCTTTGGATACCGCCTTAAGCTTTACAAGTGGAAGTTCGTTAATTACAATCTGAGCAAATCTCTCTCCTCTTGAAAGATGAAATGCTATATGGGGGTGAGTATTTCTCAATGCAACCATTACAGGACCTTTGTAACCATAATCTATGGTTCCAGGAGCATTCGGAATTAAAATGCTCTTCTTTGCGTAAGAGCTTCTAAGTCGGATTTGAGCCTCATAACCGTAGGGAACTGCAATTCTAATGCCTGTATCGACAAGTACTACTCCCCCTCCAGGAACATTAATATCCTCGTTAGAGTAAATATCAAACCCTGCATCCCCATCGTGCTTATATGCGGGGGTAGGGAGGTCGGGGGCAGACTTAAAAATCTTAGCTCGCATTACTTAGACTTTGTTCTATCTGCACGGGTTACAATGTCTAGTTCTCCCTTGCCCATATTATTTGCAGCATCCCTAACCATTTTCGCGGAAGATTTTTTTCGGGCTTTTGCTTCTTTCGAAGAAACTTTCTTACATTCGCCCTGTTTTTCCAGTTCTTCGTAATTAAGGCTCATTCTAGAGTAAGGAGAAACACCACTGTCAAACTTAAGAGCGTCTTCAGTGGCTTTTACAGCCCCATCATGCCACTTAAGAGCTGAGCCTTTGTCGTTTCCTACGTTATGGTAAAATTTCCCAGTAGGCTCATCCATATCAATAATAAAGGATTGACCTTCATAGCATCTAGTTGCTCTTTTTCCACATTCTCGGCACATGATATATTTCTTCATGTCCTTCATAGAGCAGTTTAAGTCGTAAATTACTCTACACTCTTTGCATTTGTATTCATAAATAGGCATTAAATTTCACACACTCCACTCTTACAAGTATCTACTCCTTGAGCAAGGATTTCCATCTTTCCTTCTTTAATTAGCGCGTCCAAATCAATAGTGCTAATATCTACAGCTTCCAAAGGTTCATTCCCTCTAGACCCTGCTCGATAAAAGGTGAATCCTTTAATGTCATTGGCGTAAGTAATCAAATCATCATATAATCCTTCTGGGGAGAAGGTAGCCGGAAGATTGCAAGTTTTTGATACTGCGGAGTCAATAAACTGTTGAACCACTGACTGCACCTTGATATGCTCCTCGGGAGTAACATCATATGCTCCCACACAATGAGACACATCTCTTCCTCGCAAATATAAGTCCTTGAACAGAGGGTCAATTACAAGGGTCTCATTCCATACATCAGTAGACCCAGACCTCCAACGTCTTTTATACACAGGAGCAAAGATTGGTTCCAGTCCTGTAGAAACTCCTAGAACCATAGAAATAGTTCCCGTTGGAGCCACTGTAAGAAGGATTGCATTTCTCAAGCCGTTCTTTTTAATATCCGACCTAATTCTAGGCGGAAGAGTCTTCATGAACTTCTCGTCTCTGAGCTTGGAGAAATCGTAAGCAGGAAAACTTCCTTTTTCCCTAGCGAGATACATAGAAGCTTTATAGGCTTCATTTCGAATCGTAGCAAAAAGCCTTTCTAAAAACTCAATGCAGTCCTCACTACCATAACGGTATCCCGCCTTAATTAAGAAATAATGTAATCCAGTCACTCCAAGACCGATTCTACGGCTACGGCTTCCTGCTTCTTCGCACTCTGCTATGGGAAAATGGTTTGACGTAAGGATGTTATCAAGAAATCTAACACCAGTCCTAATAGACCTAGCAAGGCGACGCCAGTCAATATCACCGTCAATATCCACCATATTAGACAAATTAATATGCCCCAAGCAACAGTTTCCATAAGCAGGCAAAACCTCTTCCCCGCAGGGATTTGTTGCGGGCATGTCTTCGAAGTATGAGACATTCGTGTATTCATTTGCAAAATCGATATTAAAAATTCCGGGTTCTCCGGATTCTACCGCATTATCTATGATACGTTTCCATATATCTTTTGCCATTAAAGGAATTTTTTTTGCGTCTGAGAATGTATCCTTGTAATGCTTCTGGTGTGAAATCCCTGCACGACCAATAGCATCTTCCTCATCTTTAGCAACTACTGTTATGGTGTCGTTTCCTAGTTCCGAAGTTCTGGCTAAGTCATACGTGTAGTATTTGCTGTGGCGACCTCCGAAAGTAAAGTACCACTCTTCATCATTTTCTACAGCAGAAATAAATCTCTTTGTAATCGCTACAGAAATGTTAAAGTTGTTTAGTTCTCCTCTGTCTAATTTTACATTTAGGAACTCTAAGAAATCAGGGTGGCTAATGTTAAGAATTGCCATAAGAGCCGTTCTTCGGTTTTTGCCCGCACGAACATGTTCCCCAATTTCGTTAATCATTTTCATAACTGAAATAGAACCGGGAGCGGACCATTTAATATTCTGAATATCATCCCCTTTAGGTCTAATCTTGGAGAAATTAAATCCGATGCCTCCTCCAGCACAGGAAATCTTGTACATGTCAGATACAACTTTTCCAATAGATTCTACAGAGTCTTCTGGGTCGAGGACATAGCAGTTAAGCATGTTATATTTGCTTCTTCCCGCACCAAAAAGAATTCGTCCCCCTGGACAAAAGTCTCCGGAATTAATTGCATCGAAAAACTTTTTCTCTGTAACTTCTCTGGTTTCTGGGGTTTCTACGTCAGCTGCTTTACGGGCAACTCGTCTGGCACACTCTTTCCAGCTTTTCTCGCCTGGATATGCGTACTTAGAGTGGAAGATAGTTTCTTGAAGGGAATCTTCAGGGAGTTCGTAAGCCATTACTCGTCCTCGATTGTAGCTAAAACTTCGTCTTCATCGATAAGAATTAGTTCTTTCCCATCCCATTCTACAACTTTCCCAATATAATCATTATAGAGTACGTATTCCCCTTCCTTAATAACACAATCTTGCCCTACAGCAAGTACAATTCCTTCCGAGGATTTTTGATCCTGTGCTTCATCGGGGATAATAATTCCGAAGTTGGACTCTACTTTGTTTATTCTAACTTCGACTAATAGTCTTTTTCCGTGTGGTTTAATCATCTTTTTCGTATGTGGATAGTATGGTTACTTAAAGGAAGTAACTCCTTTTTTCTTGGTTACATGCAGAACATCTGCTTCGTCCTCTATTAAAGACGTCATATAATCATTATGTGTAATAAGAAAGAGTTTTTTTTCTTTGGTAATCTCTTTGGTTAATTCGCATAATCCCTTCACGCCTTCTTGGTCTAAAGAGTCTGCGACTTCATCGAAGAACACTAAATTAGACCTGCTTTTGCCTGATAGTATTAGAAGGTCGTTTAAAGCAAGCATTACAGCTAGGGATACTTTCTTCTTCTCCCCTCCAGAAAGAGCGTCAAAAAATACTTTATGTTTCTTTGATTTAATAGTCTCGTCCAGAAGGTCATCGAATGAGATTGAGAAATTACCTTTGGTCAGGACGCTCAAATAATAATTGGAGCGGTCATTGAAATATTCCAAGATGTGCTGGATAACGTACTTTACGAGTCCTTGTTCTGAGAACGCGTGTTCCCAAAATCGCATAACATCATATTTTTTCTGAGCTTCCTCAACTTCTTTAGAGTGTTTTCTGGTTAAACGTTGCTGAGATTTAATTTGACTAGTAATTACCTTCATCTCAACCTCAGTATTCTTTACCCCCTCAATCAATTCATAGTCGCTAGAAGAAATAGGCACTTGAACTTTGTCAATTTCCAAAGAAGCTTCCTTTAATTGTTTACGGACTATATCTCGTTCTTGATAGGAGTCTTCTAAGGTTTTCTCATTCTGTAGTTTCTTGCTGTAGTGAGCAAAGGGAACTTTTCCACAATGTTCACAGCACTCATTACTTGAGAGAAATTCAATTTCTTTCTTGAGACGGATAATGGTGTCTTCCAAAGTTTTTAAGGCATGCTCTTTACTTCTGTGTTCAAGTTCTAAATCGTTACGCTTATTCTCTAAATCTTTAATATCCGTAAAGGACATCTTACGAATAAACTTTTCCTTTTCTGGGGAAAGCAAGGCATATGCGTCTTTCCTATTTTTTCGTAAGTTTGACTTTTTAGTTTTTAAAGAGTTAACTTTTTGTGCCGATTCTGAATGCAAAGTAACTGCGATCTTCTTTTCATTATTATAACGGGTCTTTAAAGATTTGATCTTAGAACGATTTTTAAACAAGTCCGTAACATTTAAAAAACTTTGAATTATAGACCTTTTCTCTTCGGGCGAAGAAGATAAAAAATTAATTGAGTTTTGCTGTCCGAACACAATAGAAGCCAAGAATACGTTATAATTAGTATTCAGAATCTTTTCAAGATTTGCTTGTGTTTGCTGGATGCCTTCTAATGTGCAGTTTTCTCCATTTGAGTCTACGATAAGGGAGGGAGGTTTCTTCGTCCTAGTGATTGTGATATTATCATTTACAACCAGAGTAACTTTGCATTGGCTCTTTGAAAGGTTATGCGTTATACTTTTCTCGGTAGTTTTTCGAATGGTCTTCCCGAACAAAGCAAATACAATTGCTTCAATAATAGAACTTTTTCCCGCCCCGTTGGAAGAAAAAGGCTTAGTGTCCTTATTCTTTCCTAAGACTCGTATAAGCCCAGAGTAATCTTCGAAATTAAGCTCTGCTTCCTTGATGGAAAGAAAACCCTCTATCTTTACGCTATTAATTTTCATCTTTAATTAGCTTTAAAGCCTCTAAAAGTTCTTCTTTGGAAAAGATTGAGTCTCGAGAATCTAAATAGTCCTCAATTACCTTATCGTCTAAAGAAATAAGTTTAGTATCAGGAGAATAAGAAGAGCCGAACTTAGGAAGAATATCTTCAAAAGATAGTTCCAGGTGATCGATTTTATAATCAGTAATAAGTTTATCATGTAATTGTCTTTCCACATACTCATCTAATCGGTCTAATTTGACTCGTAACATTGTAAAAAAGGAATCAAATTTAAATTTTTTATTGGCACTAGGAAGCTCATCAACTGTACACTCTACGTGGCGGATGCCGAAATCTATAGGTTTTCTAATAACTTCTATATTTCCATCTCGGATAAGAAGTTCCATAGACATCTTTACAGCATTTGCTTCTCCGTATGAGTTAGAGTAGGGTGTTCCAATAACGTATATATTATCGTATTTTTTAGGCTTATGTATATGCCCTAAGAAAGCTAATTTCTTTTTAGGAAAATGCCATTTCTTTAACTTAGTTTCGAAAGCATAGAAGCCGTTAGATATACACCCGTTAAACCCAAAATGACCGAAGATATGATTTTTGCTTTTCTTAACTTCATCTACTATCTTCTCTTCGCTTTCGTAATGAGGAATGAAATCAAAAGTTGCCGACCCGATTCGGTATGTTTTGGTATCCGTAATAATTTTCGCTTTGTTTTCGAACAGCGATAACGTAGACTCGGACGTGCCGTCTTTGTGTATAGTGTCATGATTTCCTCTTAAAACATAAATGTCTTTGCATTTGAAAGAATCTAAAACCTTATCAAATGCTAATAGTTCATCCCCTGAGGGATTTCTTTTGTGGAATATATCTCCTCCGATAATAACTGAGTCCGGAGGTTTTCTGTTCACAAGGCGTGTTAACGACTTAACTTGGGCATCTAGAAATCCAGGGATATAATCACTTCTCAGGTGTATATCTGAAAGAACTACAACTCTATGCGTCTTGGACATATTCCATTATCGTCTTTAGGTTTTCCATTTCTCCGGCTTTTGAAAATTCTACTTCAATTCCATCTCCAAAAGCTTTTCCAACTTCAACATCTACTTCAAAAGGAACTTTGAATTTTAGATGGTACATTCTTTCTAAGTCCGAAGTATCTGTAAGCTCTTTCTTTACTAGCTCGGAAACTTCTTTTACGATAGAGTGGTCACATTGAATCTCCACACTATCGTGCACGGTGGCAAGAATTTCAGCGTCATATCCTTTATCCCTCAAAGACTTATCTAATCTTTTTAACGCATGAAGCATCATGTCAGATGCAGAGCTTTGGATAACAAAATTCATTCCTTGCCTTAAAGCCCTGTATTGATACTTTTTGATTGGACTCTTGACATTAGATAGATGTCTCCTGCGACCAAACAAACTAATCGCACATTCGTTTTTTCGAATAAATTTATGGACAAACTTAATCCACTCGAATACCTTTGGGAAGGATTCTTGGTATGCCGCAAATATACTCTTGCAGTAGTCTACAGTCTTTCCTGTTTGCTGTGCGAGTTTGGTAGGACCTCCCCCATACACAATAAGAAATGAACAGGATTTTGCAATTTGACGCTCGTCCTTTGTAATATCTTCCGGGGGTTTTCCATAAATCAAGGACGCAGTATACTTGTGCAAGTCTTGACCTGATTGAAATGCATGGATAAGATTCTCGTCGTTACAGCACTGAGCTAATACTCTAAGTTCAGCGGTAGAGAAGTCAGCCGTAATAAAGGCTTTACCTTCATCCGCTTTCATGAGATTTCTAATATTCACGCTGTCAGCGGTTGGGCGAGGTAGTGTGTGAAAAGAAACACCTTTACTCATATCTTTCGTTCTTCCCGCTGAATACTTAGAACAGCTGAGACGCCCTGTAACGGTCGCAGTGAAGTTATAATTTGAGTAGATACGACCATCCTCATTCCATCCTAAAGCCGCTTCTACCCCCTTTACATACGTCTTATACTGCTTTGTCTTGTACTTATAATCTAGAAGCTTCACTACGAAGTCCTTGGCTTCCTGACTACAGGAAATATCTGACGTGAGCTTGGTCAGATGCTCCTCCGTAATAGAAGGAGCTTTTGTTTTTAATGAAAAATCTTGAGGTATTAGCCCAAACCCCTCTTCTTCAAACAACAACTTTCCTAGTTGCTGGTTTGAGTTTGGGTTCAAATCATCGTCCCAAGGACATAGCTCGTCTAGCTCCTTATGTAACACTTTTAGGGTTTCTGCAAGCTTCTCATCTAACACTTTCAAATACTCTTGGTCTACAGAAATTCCTCTATCCTCTACATCTCCTAAGATAAGCGTAATATCTTTGATTAGATTATTGTATACAGGGTTCAAGCACTTAGCCGTCATATCCTTTCTTAGAATTTTCCAACTTCTAAGAGTAAAATCTGTATCCATGGCATTTCCATATGCCATGTCTGATAAAGGCATATTTGCCCAGTCGTGAAAAGCTCCTTCGGTTACAGTTAACATTTTAGTCCTCCAAGACTTCAGGGAAATACTGTTTTACTAAATCCATTAATGCGTGTGGAAGATTCTCGTCTACAAGCGAATGCATGATTTGAGTATCTTCTAAGTTATTAAACTCTGTCAAGCCCCAATTTTTTAAGAATTTATAATCAAACTTTACATTATGAGCAATTTTGGCTACTGATGTAGATGCTAGAAGCTCTGCACATCTTTTCTTGATATGTTTATCTTCAGAAGGAGACCATTCACTTTCCTTGTGGTTTATGGGAAATACAAAGGCTTGATTCTCATCATAAGAAATTCCAAACGTCAGAAGTTTATGCTTCTTGAAATCTAACCCCTCTGTTTCAAGGTCAAATGCTACAGCCTCTGAACCCATACAAATATCCATTAACTCGTCGAATCTCGCCAAGTCTCCATTAAGGAGTTCATAAGGAGAACCGTCAAACTTATTAACCTTCAGAATATATTTCCTATATGCGTTGTTTACGTCCTGAATAAACAAGTCTCTCAATTTAGGCTCGGCGTAAAGAGAGAATGGGTGAAGTGTGGGGGCTACAGGAATTCTAGTACTCTCATCTTCCTCGTCCAGCTGAATTACGAACTCTTTCCCTCTCTTTGTAGAAATTCCCGACTTCTTGGTTAGGGTTTTCAAAGCTAGATTTCCAAGCGGGATTACTAGAGTAGGGTTAATTGCCTCTAGGTCTTCTTGTAAGTACTCTCTATGCTTCGCAATCTCTTTCGTAGTCAAGTCATCCTCACTAACATTAAAGTCCTTTACAGCGGCTACAAACTGGTATGAGTCGGAAGGAAGGTCAGTCTTCTTTAGCAGAAGGTTTAGAATCTTGTACTCCTGGTCTGAAAATTCATAAACCCTTCCATACTTCTTCTGGTAGGAGTCATGAATGAATACAATCTTCTCATCTCCGGGAGGAACTCGATGAGAACAAGTGGTTTCGTTCTCACTTTCGAAGCTTTTTACTAAATTTTCTAAATCCGACATCTATAACAGGTTACAATGGCTAAAGGCAAAAATCATTACCTAAACAATAAGGAGTTCGAAGAAACTATCAAGAATTACCTTGAGAATCCTTCCGAGTACGAAGACGAGCTCGTTTCTAAGCTGGATTTACTAATCACCAACATTATCCACACGTTCAAGTTCAAGATTGATCCTGATGATGCTAAGCAGGAATGCTTCGTGCTTGCCTTCAAGATATTAAAGAACTTCGATCCGAAAAATGGCTCAGCTTTCAACTATTTTACCACGGTATTTGTAAACAACATGAAACTTCTATACACAAAGAACAAGAAGTATGTTGAGAAAATACAAAGGTATCAAGAGTTTAAGAAGCCCGATTCCTACGGACCCGAAACTCCCCGGTAAGAGAATTCCATACTCGTGGAAGATAATCTTCCTTCCGAATACGACCCTTAACGGAAGATACCATACAAGGAGTGCTGGTAACATTGAATGCTACAAATGAATGTGGCAAGTCCCAGCTATTAATTAAATAAAGCGTCTCATCTCCTTTTTGGTTAACCCAGGAGGAGTTTACATACTCAAGAAGATTAGTGCTATACTTATCCCATTTGGAGTAGTATAGCACCTTAAAATCTGCGGAGCGTTTGTTTTTGATGAGGGAATTTAGAAGTCCTTCACGCTCAAGGGTAATTACTTCCCTAGTCATCGGAGGAACTCTTTACTTCTTCCATCATCTTTTTGCCATAATCCTCGAGCTCTTCACGGTCCTGAGTCTTTTTCTCATCTTCCGTAGTAACTCCAGCATCGCTAAGAAGAGTTTCTTTCTCTTCATCAGACAT